TGCTACTGATCGTGACATGTCATGGGTTGAGAGTGTGTGCAAGACATACAAGCCAGACATTGTAGTGCTTGACATGGGTGACAAGTTCGCTAAGACAGGCGGCTACTCTCGTACTGATGAAGCACTCAAGGCTAACGCTATCTATGCCAGACAGATTGCAAAGCAACAGGGCTGTGCTATCTTCTACATGTCACAGCTATCAGCGGATGCAGAGAACAAGGTGGTACTAAATCAATCTATGATGGAGGGTAGTCGTACAGGTAAGGCAGCAGAAGCAGACCTCATGTTGTTGATTGCTAAGAACCCACCTGTTGAGGGTGCGGAAGAAGAGGACACTATGCGTCACCTAAATGTTGTCAAGAACAAACTGTCTGGTTGGCATGGCATAGTACATACTACACTTAACTACAAGACAGCTAGGTATGAGGCATGAGGGGCTTAGGTGTTAGTATTCTCATCATCATGTTTATGGTGGTGGGAGTGCCTCTGATAATTAGCTACACATGGTGGATGTAATATGATACAACGTGATGAGTGGGAACAAGCCGTGACTAAGTTGAAGAAAGTGCAGAAAGAGAATGAACAACTGCGTAACCAGATAGAAATGATTGAACGTGAGTCAGACTACTGGGAACATCAGGCCAAGACCCTTGAGGTACGCAAGACTAAACTTGAGGGGCAGCTTGCCTTATGGAAAGGAACAGCACCATGATACAAAGATTATTAGATTGGATAGAGAAAAAACTTGACAATCGTGACACCCCTGATTACTTTAGGGGCAACCCTAGCTTAGAGGAATTGTTCAAGAAGGAACGTGAGAAGGCCATGCAAGATGAGAAAGACGAAGGCATATGGAATGGCTAGTAAAGTATACCTTGTAATGAATCCTATGGGGTGTGAGTCTGTCTATGGTAACAGAGACAAGGCAGAGGACAGACGTAATTACCTCATGGAAAAGTATGCCATGAACCACTGGATAGAAATAAAGGAGATCACAGTTGATTGATGTAAATCTAAAAGACTACATGGGTACTGACCTATCTGTAGTCAATGCAGCAAGGGTATCCTTTGGTAAGGAGACTGAAGAGTTCAATACTTCAGACGCAAACCTAATCAAGTTCCTAGCCAAGCACAGACATATGTCACCATTCGGTCACTGCTTTGCTACCTTCCATGTCAAGGCTCCCATCTTTGTAGCTAGACAACTAGTCAAGCACAAGTTCCTACGTTGGAATGAGATCAGCCGTAGGTATGTAGATGATGAGCCTGAGTTCTATAATCCAGAATCGTGGAGAGGTAAGGCAAAGAATGTCAAGCAGGGAAGTAGTAGTGAGGAGATACCCGACATCAACATCAAGACCACACAGGGCATTCAAAAGAGCCTGTACGAACACTTACTAGCTCAGAATGTATGCCCAGAGCAAGCACGTATGGTGTTGCCACAAAACACCATGACTGAGTGGTGGTGGTCAGGTAGCCTTGACGCATGGGCAGATATGTGTAATCTTAGACGTAAGGATGACACACAGTATGAGACTAGGCTGGTTGCTAATGCAATCAGTATGGATATGAAGGGATTATATCCTGCATCATGGGAGGCATTAGTATTAGTCACGCACAACTTGAAAAGGAACTACCCCATGACTTTATCTTTAGAGGAACTAGTAAAATAACATCACTGTATTAGTTAACGGGCAATACTTGCCATTACTAACACCACAGTAGTAGTAGGAGAGGTAAATGACAAACTCTAATGAGCAAATGATCAAAGCCCTAACCAACAAATGACCAAGCGTATACCCATGAAGGGTGGTGATGAGTATGATGGACTAACCAAAGCACGTAAGTTTTACATATGGAAAGCAGGACAACTAAAGAAGATCAAACGTGCTTACAATAAAAGGTTACGTAAATATATTAAGGAGATAAAAGATGAATGATACTATAAAGATAACTGACATAGACGAACATGAGGATGGCAGCGCAACCGTTCAATTAGACCTTGACCCCGACACGTATGCTGCTATATTCAACGTGGGTTTTATACACTTAATACGAAAGGGTATTGATAATGATCCTGACACTGGACGTAGAGAACACGACAACGACTAGGGATGGTAAGCTACACCTTGACCCATTCGAGAAAGACAATTCACTAACACAGGTTGGTACACTAGATCAATCAGGCAATGAGCATATCTTTACCTTCGATCATTCGGAGAAGCAGGGTACACCCTTTGACCATACTTGTGTGCAATCTATACTTGACAAGACCACATTGCTAGTAGCACACAATGCAGTGCATGACTTGCTGTGGCTGTGGGAGTCTGGCTTCACCTATGACGGTAAGATATTTGACACCATGCTAGGTGAGTACATCCTACAGCGTGGGCAGAAGCAACCCCTATCTCTTGATGCTTGTGCAGAACGCTATGCACTGGACACACAGAAGCAAGACACACTCAAGGACTACTTCAAGAAGGGCTACACTACCCGTGACATACCACTGGCAGAGTTGTCAGAGTATCTATCGCATGACCTACATGCAACACAGCAGTTGTACAATACCATTGTGTCCAAGCTAGATGGCACTACACTACAGGACAGCATTGACCTAACCAATCAACTTGCCCTGCACCTAGCTAAGATATATCAGCGTGGCTTCAAGGTTGACACAGTGGCACTGGATGCAGTACGTAAAGAGTATGAAGCAGAGCGTGATGATCTAGTGCGTAGCCTTGAGAAACACACTAGCGAATTGATGGGTGACAGACCTATCAACCTCAACAGTCCAGAACAGTTGGGCTGGGTTGTCTATGGGCGTAAGCCCGACGATAAGAAACAGTGGGCCACACTCTTTGATGGTCGTATGGCAAATGCTTCCTTCACATCTACAGTTACTAAGCACTCAACCAAACTGTACAGACAGAAGGCAAAGCAATGCAAGACCTGCTATGGCAGTGGGCAAATCAGGAAGGTAAAGAAAGATGGAAATCCTTTTGCACGACCCAGCAGGTGTGCAGGGTGTGATGGTTGTGGCTATACTTTTATGGATACTGACCGTGTAGCTGGTCTAGGGTTCAAGCCACCTAATGCCAGCTATGTAAGTGCCAATGGTTTCAGCACAGGCAAGGACAGTCTCACTCACCTTGAGGGTATTGCCAGAGCTAAGGGTATGCCAGAGGCAGAGAAGTTCTTACAGAATATGAAGCGGCTCAATGCAGTTGAGGTCTATATCAACAGCTTCATTGGTGGCATATCTACACACACTAAGGCAGACGGTAAGCTGCATGTACGTCTATTGCAGCACAGGACAGGCACAGGCAGACTATCTGGTGCTGACCCTAACATGCAGAACATGCCACGTGGTGGTACGTTTCCTGTAAAGCGTGTGTTCATATCTAGGTGGGATGGTGGACAGATTATGGAAGCTGACTTTGCACAGCTAGAGTTTCGTGTTGCTGCGTATCTATCACAGGACAAGGTTGCTATTGATGAGGTCATCACTGGCTTTGATGTCCACTCGTTTACTGCAAAGACTATCACTGATGCTGGTCAACCTACTGCACGTCAAGCAGCCAAGGAACACACCTTCGCACCCCTGTTTGGGGCCACAGGATATGGTCGCACACCACCAGAGGCAGCGTACTATGCTAAGTTCATGGAGAAGTACAAAGGTATTGCTGCATGGCACAAGAGACTAGCTGACGAGGTGATGTCTACTGGTTGTATTACTACACCATCAGGCAGATCATTTGCATTCCCCAATGCAGTACGTAACAAGCATGGGGGTGTGTCATACTTCACGCTAATAAAAAACTATCCAGTGCAATCATTTGCAACGGCAGACATCGTACCTATATGTCTCATATACATTGACAAGATGTTGGAGGCAAACAAGATGCAGAGTTGTATTGTCAACAGCGTACACGACAGTGTGGTGCTAGACATACATCCTAATGAGACAGCCAAGGTACTAAAGATCATAGACAGAACTAATGACAAGCTACTATCTATCGTCAATAAGAAATGGAATATAGACTTCAACATTCCTTTACTATTAGAAGCAAAGATAGGCCCGAATTGGCTTGACACCAAAGATGTAGCATGATATAACTACAAAATTCGATCAGTGTTAAGGAGAAAATACACATGACAGAACTAGCAACAATAGACACAACGAACTACGCAGCTATGGCTAAGGCTATGGGCATGGGACAATCTGCCACAGAGAAAAAGACTAGCGCACTAGCACGTCTTCGTATCAATCACACACCAGTGATGGGACAGGCAGAGGTGAAGGGCAAGCAAGTAAACGTTGAGGTAGTTGAGGGCGGCACATATAAGTTGGAGATACCTGATGGGCCTACATACTATGCAGAAGAGGTTTCAATTAGGCCGTTTATGCAGCGTTTCATGTACAAGAAATTCGTCATGGGCAATGACAATACGCCTAACCGTTATGTCAAGACTGTTATGGGAGATAACCTTAATGCAGACATGAAGGACAATGACGGTGGCTTCAACTGCGGTAAACCTTCTGGTTGGATTGAAGACTTCAATGCCCTGCCAGATACTATGAAAGATTTGATCCGATCCATCAAGCGTGTTCGTGTTCTCTTTGGCACAGTTGATATGGTCAATGCTACTGACGCATCAGGCAATCCTATGGAAGCACCCACTACGCCATTCATCTATGAGATTGAGAACCGTGATGCCTTCAAGACTGTTGGTGTTATCTTCAACAAGCTAGGTAAGATGCAACGTCTACCACCACAGCACTACGTGAAGTTCAAGACAGAGAAACGTGAACTGCCTAACGGTAGCTGCTTCTATCTGCCTGATCCTGCACTTGACTTGATGTCTACCTTGGACATGGACAGTGATACTCAGGGTACGTTTGCTGACTTCGTAGCATGGGTTGCAAACTACAACCAGTATATCCTTGGTGAGTGGGGTGACAAGATGCAGCATGACAACGATGAAATCCCTGATGCCATTGTAGAAGACTTGGTGGACATTGATGCGGAGGACTTTGTGTAATGGACATGCCACCATCAGGCATTGTCTATGACATGTCAAATGCGGAGTACCACAAACAGATAGGGTACTCTTCGTCTGCCATTAAAACGGTGTGTAAGCAATCGCTTGCACACTACATGGCACAGAAACCTTTGGGTGATAGCCCAGCATTTGCATTAGGAAGTGCAGTACATGCCACACTACTTGAGCCAGATCGTGACCTAGTATTCAAAGGCCCAAAGACTAGGGTATCTAAGATGTTCAAGGAAATGTATGCCAACAAGAAAGAAGATGAGGTAGTTCTCACTGAGGTTGAGTACCATGTCCATAATAAAATGTGTCACTCAGCACTTGACAACCCTATATGTAATGAGCTACTAACACATGAAGGAAGGATCACAGAAAGTAGTGTCTTTGTAAATGATCCTTACAGTGGACTAAACCTAAAGACACGACCCGATTTATACATACCAGAGACAGGGCAGATATTTGACATCAAGACTACTATCGACGCTTCGCCAAAGGGTTTTGCAGAACAGGTGGGTAAGTACGCTTATCATATACAAGCTGCTTTCTATTTGTATACTTGTAAACTGGCTGGCCTAGATGCTAAAGAGTTCAGCTTCATTGCTATAGAGAAGACTGCCCCCTACGTGGCACACTTACACAAGGTATCACCTGAGTTGATGATGAAGTCTTTGGATAAAGTAAAAGAAACACTGCTTACTGTTGCGGAAGCAAACCTAACTGGTGACTATGCTACAGGTTGGGGTGACTACTCAACCTTAAAGGTCGGAGACTTCTAATACAATGAATGGCAAGAGCTATCGTGCAGCTAGAAAACAAGGGTATCGTAGTGGGCTTGAGGTTAAACTCGCAGAGTATCTAAAAGAGCAGGGTGTACTTGCCACATATGAGTCAATGAAAATTGAATGGGAGGACTTAGCATACCGCACCTACACCCCAGACTTTGTACTACCTAACGGTATCATCATAGAGTCTAAGGGTTTGTTTACATCAGAGGACAGACGTAAGCATCAGCTTATAAAAAAACAACATCCCTCCCTTGACATTCGCTTTGTCTTCAGTAATAGTAGGAGCAAGTTAAGGAAAGGTTCAAAGAGTACCTATGCATCATGGTGTGATACAAAAGGTTTCTTGTACTACGATAGGATCGTTCCTCTACCGTGGCTTAAAGAAAAGGGCAAGGCTATAGGACTAAAGTTAATCAGTTTCCCTTATGACAAGATAGTGAGAAAGTAAATGAAAGTATCTGATATTTTATCTGACCTAAAAGAAGAAGACTTTGTGATTCGTATCACGCCGTTTCACGAAGACGGTAACTGGGATGGTGATGTGACAGTGGGGCTGGTATCATCATCAGATAATCCTTTAAACGATGAGGACTTTGCATATCTTTCCCACTTGTGCAGCATGTTATGTTCTGTTATACCTGTCATTGAGGAAGATGAATACGTTAGAGATGCACTGCACCACTACGTACTACACAGACTGGATGATGAATTGCCTGAGAAAGAAGATGATGAACCTAAGTATACTTCCAATGGTAATGTTCTAACACTAACA